TGACCTTGCCGCTCTCCCAGCGGGAGATCACCGCCTGATCTACGCCCATGGCGTCCGCAAGCTGGGCTTGAGTCAAGCCTTTGGCCTTTCTGGCGGCGGCAATATCAAACTCGGCAGACGCAAGCGGGCGCTTGCCTTTACCGGCAAAAAAGCCTAATTGCCACGCCCCCTGCATTTCAAGGGGCTGGAACTTTTCAGAGCCTCCCTCCACGGGCGGGTCAATGCTGGTGATTTCACAAAGCGCCTCAGCAACCTGCCGGTCGAGATCCCCCTTTAGGATGCCAAGCCGGTGAGCGTCGGAAATGACTCTGGCGAGTGCTGTGTACGGGCGCTGAGCGGCAAGGGTGAAATCCCCTCCGATCTCCTGCGGATATGCTTCCACATTGAGCCGGCCGAAGACCCATCCAAATACATACGCTTCTCTGTTTGTCATATCAAATTGCTCCTTTCAGCTCGTCGAGACGGGCGCAGATCCGCTTGTACTCCTCGTCATAATAATAGTGCGGTACATAACCATATCCGCCTTCATTATGCACATCATTGTAACGCTTGGCCTTTTCCCGGGCCTCTTCTTTGCCGGGGAGCTCACCATTGACCATCTGCTTTTCGGCGTGGGCTTTTGCCTGCTCCAGCTCGGCAATTTCCGCACTCCGCTCCTGCTCTGCCTTGTTGGCTGCAACGCCGTTGTTCATGGCGATCAGGGTGTCCCACTGCTCCTGGGTGATGATGTACGCCCGGTTATTGCATCCGGCAAACTCACCGTCCGGCGCTCTCTTGCCCAAAAACTCATACAGGCTGATCCATGTGATGTTATTCAGGCCGACATCGCTGCCTGTGCCAACCAGCATATAATCCTGGTACTCAGGGAGGTAGCTTTGCTTTTCGTCATCGGTCAGACGGCGGGCGGTATGCAGCGAAATTCCGTAGCCGGGAGCGTATTCAACAGTCAGGTAAGTAGTCATTGTTTTGTCCCCCTTGTTCTTTATGACTTTATTATATCATAAAATATGATATTGTCAATACATATTTCGATATTTTTTCCACAAATACGTTGTCTGCTGATCAAGGCGAACCCGGTTGGCTCATGACAGGATTAGAAGAAAATCTAAGCTAAGGCACCCCCAACTATCCATCTGGATAGCTGGGGGTTTTTTTGCTCAAATCCACTTGTAGCTAGGGCGGTCACCTGCTCCGGAGAGGTAGTCCAGCCAGTCAAACGCAACGATCACCGGCCCGGCCAGCAGACACCACAGCGCCCAGAATTGAGGGCAAATCTGGCCCCATAGATTTCCAAAAAGCCCGGAGTAATCCCAGATGCCAAGGCCGAGCCAGACATTGAGCACCAGCCCGGCCGCCAGCTCCGCCGCGGTGATCGCGGTGCCGCCCAGCACTGCCTGAAGCCAAAGAGGGAATTCCCAGGGAATATGTTCGTTCGCAATATCCAAAGGGATGCAGAGGATGGCTGCCAGAAGCATCATTGTCCAGTGCGTATGGCCTCTCCAAAGAATTTCCAGCAGACCATACAGCACGCCTCCCATGGCCCAGCGTATCAGATGCGCACTTGCTTTTTCAGGCATGGGACGCCTCCGCGGCTGCCAGCAGAGCCGTCATATTCGCCGCCAGATCCTCCGGCAGTTCTGAGCCGTATACGATGGCGGCGGCCTCTTCCGCCGAACTCCGCTCCACCCATGCTTTCAAATGATTGAAATATGTGGTGTGGTACAGTTTGTGGGCCGTGGCTGTCTGCGCCATTGTCAGAATGTCCGCGGCGGAGTACATGGCGCAGAGTTTCCCGTCCAGATGGTAGGGGTATTCCTCCGCACCGGCGCTCACACTGGCAGCGGCATTCGTAAGATTGATCTGATCCTCGCTGGTCAGAGAGATGTGCCCCGTGACGCCATCCGCAAGTTCCACATCACATCCCGCGACAATGGCGGCGTTGCAGGCGGCGGACAGTTCGGTGAGCTTCTGCTCCCTTGCTTCAAGCAGAACGTCCGGATCGGGATGCGCGGTGTTCCAGGCGTCCAGCAGCTCCTGATTGACGGTATAGCCGGTCATGACGTCATCCTCAAAGCTCGGAGAGACAAATCCCTTCGCGGCGTAGAATTCCGCCAAATCCAACTCCTCCGGAACCCTGGCGTAGCCGCCGGGCGGAGAAGTTCGGGACGGATCATCCTGGATCCTGTAGCTTCCACCGGACGAGGGAACTGTGTTTATAATTTTCATGGCACACCTCCAAAAAATAGAAAGAAGGATTGATTATGTATTTGGGCTATGTCAGAGTCAGCACGGGAAAACAGACGGTTGAAAACCAGATGTACGCAATCGAGGATTTTTGCGCCCACCAAAACCCGCCGATCCAGATTGATGACTGGATCATCGAGACCGCAAGCGGCATGAAGCATTTTGACAAGCGCAAACTCGGCAAGAAACTCCAAAGCGTCACAAGCGATGACACCATCATCTCCACCGAGATCACCCGCCTGGGCCGGAGCCTCCTCATGATCTTCTCGATCATGGCGTACTGCCTGGGCAAGGGGTGTGGGATCTGGACGATCAAAGAGGGCTGGCGCCTGGGCGATAACCTCACCAGCAAAGTCCTCGCGTTTGCCTTTGGCTTGGCTGCAGAGATTGAGCGGGCGCTGATCTCGGAACGGACGCGGGATGCTTTGGCCCGAAAGCGGGCGGAGGGTATCCAGCTGGGCCGCCCAAAAGGAGCACTTGGCAAGCACACCAAGCTCACAGGCAAGGAAAACGTGATTCAAACCCTGCTGGACCTGGGAAACAGCTATGCGTCCATCGCCCGCGCCCTGAAGGTCGACCGCTCCACACTTGTCCGGTTTTGCGACGCCCGTGGAATAAAACGGTCCGTAGATTGCAACGATTTGGCGAGCTGACAAATTCTGTTGCAGAATACAAAACCCTTTTTCCGCACGCTGGCCTGCTTTTGGGCGGGCCGGCGTCTCTTTCTCCGCCGCTCACCCCGGCATTTATTCGTTCGATTTTACGCCTAAAGTTCTACTCTTTGGCACAGTTGAATGTCGGGATACAACAGGTAACAATAAGGGTACGGTATCTGCAATTTGGACCCGCGATATGACTAGTGGGATTTCTATAATTGACAAGTCATATATGAATTTCCCCTACGCACATATCAACTGGGATGAAAATACAGTTAAATGGTGGAACACTGCTAATGATGGGCAGGGCGCACAGCTAAACGAGAGTGGACGAAAATATTTCTATATCGGGATTGGTTAATCGTTCGATTTTTCGCCTAAGCTCGTGATTGTCTATGAGATTGGCACGGGCTTGATACCGCTAAATGTTGCCGGATTCTGGCAAAATTCTTTCATTTGGTGTCCTGGACAAGATAGCTTGAAAATCGGTCAAGCGTATGGCGGTATTAAACAAGACGCTAACACTATAAAGTGGGATTTCCAAGCAGACTCCTACGCTCAACTTAATGGGCTGAACACTACATATTTTTATGTTGCCATCGGATAAAGGTTCGATTTTTTGCCTACCTTAATTTGGCTGTTTGGGGCCGGGTTCGGAGATATGTTGTGGAACTCTCAGACACTTGCGAACAAGAGCATCGTTTCCCCCGGAGACCTCACAGCTGCCTTCCAAAAATATCCGTTCCCTTTTGAGGACGGCTATCAAAGCGGCGGCGGGGCTTATCCCTATGAGTACGTTTTGGAGTACTATGCCGCCTTCCAAAATAACACTTTGCGCTGGTACGCCAAATACACGCAGAAGAGCGGGAATAACCAGCCCGTCGAGATGGACAGCGCCGCATATCAGCTCAATGCTGCTGGGACTAACTATGGATGGATCGCATTTGGGTAGGTGTTGTGTCTTACTAGTTGAAAGCAATGTACACGTATGTCACACCCTGCAAATTTTCCTGAAACATCGCACCTGACGAAGAGTTGTTACTATACCAACTAAATTGCAGTTCTGCTATGTTGAACCTCAGATCAGCCTCTGTATCAGATTTCGGGCCATTGAGGGATACCTCCTGGCTTATTTGACCATTTTGCCAGAGGAAACCTGCACCACTATCACTGCCCCAACCGCCTCTTGCCTGTGTCTGCTGAACGACAACTAACTTAGGCGAAAAATCGAACGTTAAACTGCACGGATGATCGGCCCCATAAGTGCCGGTGCCTACATAGGAGCCGGTGGCGATCTGGACGGCGCCGGCCTGCTTCAGCGCGGCCAGCAGGGCCTCCAGCGAGCTCTGCCCGGTGCCGCCCTTATTGACCGGCAGGATCCCGGTAAGGGCATCCAGCGCGTGGGTGTGAGACGCCGCGGCCGCCCCCACGTCCGCGGCTGAGAGGGTGATATCCGAGGACAGGGCTTTTTTGTTGATCTTCCGCGTGAGCGGGACATACAGCTTGCCCAGCAGCTCCTTGACCTTGCTCCAGAGCACCCGCTTTCCGGCGTTTTCCGCCGCGCTGTCCGTGATGACGATCCCGTCCGCGTCCGCCAGGGCATCCTTGGTGTCAAAGCCCGCCATTGCGGTTGAGACGTCCATCTCCGGCAGCTGCTCCGGCAGGACTTTGCCGTCCTCTCCCAGATCAGCTTTGTCCGGGTGCGCGTCTTCGGACTCATTGTGCTGGCGGATCATCTCCTGGACATCTTCGGCACTCAAATAAAGGGGATTACCAGATGCCACAAAGGTGATCTGCTCCGTCTGTTCCACGCGGATCAGGAGCTTGAGACGCTCATAGATCACCACGCCGCCATCCTGGGTGTCCAGGTACTCGCACTCCTGGCCGGCATTGTCATAGAGGTAAGCGCCTTCCTCCTGCGTGTCCGGGTCCTGCGCCATCAAAGCGAGTTCCCGGTAAAGAAAGCCCTCCTCAAACTGGCTGTTGTCCAATGTGGCAACCACGGCGCTCTGCTTCGCGTCGTCCGTGGTCAGGATGCCGTCGATCAGCATGGAGTGCCGCTCGCTGACAAGCTCTGTACGGTTAATCATGGAGCCGTTGCCCAGCAGGCCGTCTCCGATGGCTACACGGGTAAAATGGATGCCCTTGCCCTGGTGGCGCTTGGCCTCAATCGTCTGGCCGAAGGTCGTGAGCTTCAATCTTGTGAATGCCATATCTCTTACTCCTGTTCAATCGTCATCTGCCTGCCCCGCTCTATGGCTGCCGCCAAGTAGAGAGGGGCCTCATACCGCTGCTCCTTGGCAAGGTGGAGGAGGGTCCGCGCCGGCTTGATCTTGTTCAACTCCTGCAGAAGGAGCGTCCGGTCATCCAGCACGATATTCCCACCGATAAACCAGACAGTAGCCTCCGCCCAGTGATCCGGCTTTTCTCCCGGTTCAATGTTGACTTCGTCATATCCGAACGCCTGGGCCAGATAGCGGATGCCGCTGTTCAGCCCGGCCATCTCTGAGATCGCGCCCTTCATGGCAAGGCGCCGGCGGTAGTTGTCCACAGTCTCCCCCTGCAGGCGGAGCATATCCCGGTCCGCGCCATGGACTGGAAGCATCGCGTCCGAGCAGGTAAGCACAGAAGCCTCTTCCCGGACCTGCAGCAGCGCCTCCTTGCACTGGTCAAAGGACCGCCCCATCACCTTGAAGAAGATGTAAAACTTGATACTGCAAAAATGATTAAGGAAATGGAAAACAAAGCAAAGGAAGAGGCAAACCGTAAAGCTAAGGATTACGTGGTTACAGCTATTCAGAAATGTGCAGCAGATCATGTGTCTGAGACTACTATTTCAGTAGTATCGCTTCCGAATGATGAGATGAAGGGACGTATCATAGGAAGAGAGGGACGTAATATCCGTACTCTCGAGACTATGACAGGTGTAGATCTGATTATAGATGACACACCTGAGGCG